AGAACTAACACAGGCTCTGCTTTACCTCAACGAGATGAACCGCCTTCTCCCCGAAGATAAGGAAAAGAAACCTGTTAAGAAAGAGGCAAAGCATAATAATAAGAAAAAAGAAGAAAAGCCGGATATTAAGATGAATCCTAAACAGGATGAAGTTGATGAGGCAAGAATGGTAAAACTAAGAGGTAGATTTAATCCTGTAGTTAAAACAGATGCACAGAAGATGGCTAAACATCCTATGTATAAAGGAAATAATAGTAAGTTAGAAAGAGATATTAGAAAAAAACACGGTGACAAAAATGCCGATCACTTTGTAATCCAAAACATAATTAGAAAACATGCAGAAATGCATGAAGATCTTAATCAAAAAGATGTGAAGACTGTAAAAAAAGTTATTAAAGGATTAAAAGGAGCTGTTAAAGCTCATGCAGGTCAAGTTAAATCTTTAACTAAAGATATTCAAGATGAATCAGTAGGTAAGACTCCTGGTGATAGAAGTTACTATAATTTACAAAAAGCGAAGGAACTTGCTAAGAAAGCTGGTCATGACTATGATAAACTTCCACAGTATGATCGTAGACATAATAATCATAAAGATTATTTCGACAATAAAGCTAAGAATGAATCTAAACTAAATGAACTATCTCCAAAGACATTAGGCAGTTATGTTAAAAAGTCGGCCAAAAAATTAGATTTAATAGGCTATTCGAGATCTCGGGACGATGAGTCTAAAGCAGGTGGAAGAGGCGGGTACTTCAAGCCAGGAAAACTTGAAAGAATGTATAAAAATAAAACGACTGGTATTAATAGAGCAGTTAATAAACTCACAAAAAATGAATCTAAACTAAATGAACTATCTCCAAAGACGCTATCCAACTATACACGAGGTGCAGCTATGGATATGGGTACAAAGAACTATGTTAGAGGATTTGAAAA